CACTATTGACATAACACTGTACAGCGGTAGTGAGAGCAACGACACTTTAAGTAGACTTCTCTTGATTGATGAAACAAGTCAGATGGGTATGGCTCCCATTATGATTAAAGACAATAGCGGCACATCTTTATTCTTTGCCCTCACCTCGTGGATTGAAGACCTTCCGCCACTTACACTCTCCAATAAGTTTGAGACACGCACATGGCGTATTAAGGCTACACAAGCCGTTCTCAACATTGGTGGTAACATGGAAAGGGGTTCTGATATTGACAATATGGTTAGGATAGCAACAGCAGCACTACCGTCTCTTGCGGGGTTGATCTGAATGAGTGAAATAAACACTTACTCCCCAACAGACGTAATTCTCACTATCATTGATCATAAGTTGACAGGGTGGGAATCAATCTCTATTTCAAAGACTTCACCTTCTTTTATTGTTGTTCCCGGTATTAGGGGTAAGCATACGAGGGTGGAGAATCCAGACAGGTCTTGCACCATATCGTTTGGATTAATTAATACATCCACGTCCAATGACTTCATGTCTGCCATCCATGCAGCAGACGTTACCAATGGAACTGCTAAGCTTTCTGTAATGCTTAAAGACAACAGCGGTAATAGCGTCTTCAGCAGCAATGATGCCTACATCCTCACCTATCCAGATGTTATGTTCTCTGGTGGATTTGAGTATAGAAAGTGGGACATCTTCTGTCAGACAGTATCAGATTATAACGTTGGTGGTAACAGCAAACCTAAGACAATCTTTGATAGTTTGTTTAGTAGTTTCTAACCAACAACATCTTTAAACTAAAGGAGAAAGACAATGGCTAAAGCAACTCTTATGGTGCTTCCACAAACTGAAATTACTGTAGATGAAACTACATATACTGTAAACGCAATGACTGCTACTGCTGCCCTTGAAGCTCAAATGGAGCTTATGGAAAGTGGCGGTGTCCCAAGCATTAAGCTCATTAAGAAGCTTGTATGTGGCAACGTCTCTGTAGACAACAAAGACATTAATGATAAATCTTTTGACATTATCTTTGCTCGGCGTACAGGTCATCTCTACAGTCTTGCAAATGAAATTATTAAGTGGAACATGCCTGACCTTTTTACGGAAAGCGGTACAGACGAGGAATAAAACAATCCTCTGTACCACCCGTCAAGTCTAAAGTTGAAAAGGAAGTCGAAGAACACTTCTCACAACCTTGGCAAATATACAGGGTTGCAACGCATAAGCTTGGTGGTCTGCATTTGATAAGTGAGTTCAACACTTGCCGTACACTGAAAGATCTGTATGACATGCTAGAAATCATTGATGTATATGACTCCTTCCAAGAAGAGGCACACAAGGCTGCTATACAAGATGCCGCTAACAAGGCCACTCAGAATAAAAAGTAGGTAGGTGAAAATGTGACTGAAATTGCAAAGTATACGGTAGGCGTTGACTTTGATCTGAAGTGGCGGAAGTTAGACAAAAACCTGAAGCTCTTAGAGAAAAGGCTTTCTAAGTTCTCTGGCTCCAAAGGTGGAATGTTCTCAATTGATCGCTTTGCTGTAGATCAGATCAAACTTAATAGGATGTTAGGTCAAGCCCTCGATAGAGCAAGTCTTGCCACTACGTTCTCAATTGACCGCTTTAACATAGATCAAGCAGCTCTAACAAGGCAGATGACAAGGGCTTTGCGAGCAGCTACGGCAGCAGCAAGTGGCTCTGCTAATATTAACCCAGATGTTAATTCTGGTGTAGGTAGGGGTGGGATCACAAGCCGTCATGCTGGCATTGCTGGTGGTGTTGGTGGATTAGCAGCAAGAGCTTATATGCCCCTATTGGCTATAGCTGGTGGTGGCTATGGTCTTGCACAGCTTAATAATCGTAACCAACAGATTGTATCTGCTCAATTGCAAAGTACAGCAATTGTTCAACAAGCGGGCGGTACAGCAGCACAAGGACAACAGAGCTTTGATTGGCTTCGTGCTCAGGGTGATCGTGTAGGTTTCAACTGGCTCGATGCTGTAGGCGACTACAACAAACTTGTTTCCGGTCTTACTGGCGCAGGTATGAGTATAGACCAAAGCCAAGGTGTGTTTAAGGGCTTCTCTGAACTTGCTCGTGTAAACAAGCTTGACGCCACTTCTCAGAATCGTTTATTCCGTGCTCTATCTCAGGTGGCTGGTAAAGACCAGCTGATGTCAGAAGAATTAACCGGGCAAATCGCTAGAATTTTGGCGCTTTAGTTAGAAATAACTATCGAATAATCTATCTAATTGCTGGAAACTCAAACTTACCAAGAGTAAGCTCTTGACAATCAGCAGGAAAGCATTTACCATTGAACCTTACATTTATTTTGTGGGGTTTAATATATGAAAGAAGTCGAAGGTTTTCCGGGTTACTTTGTCACAGAAGAGGGAGACGTTTATACAAGTAAACGTGGACCTTTAAGAAAGATGAGTACACCCGTTTCTTTTCAGTATCGTGCAGTAAAATTGTCCCACGAGGGGAAAGTTAAGCACTGTTTTGTACATAGGCTGGTTGCTAAAGCTTATGTAGACAATCCAGAAAACAAAGAATACGTCAACCACAAGGATGGCGACAAGCTTAACAACAGTTTCTCTAACTTAGAGTGGGTTACATTTTCCGAGAACATTCAGCACTCATTTGAGACAGGTCTTAATAAAGGCCTTGCTGGCATGGAAAATGGTAGAGTATTACTGAGTGATACAGAAGTCATAGAAATCTACCAAAGACTACAACAAGGTGAAAAATCAAAAGACCTTGCTGAAGAGTTTAGAGTGGAGAGAACAGCGATAAGTAAAATCAAGAGAAAACAGCTATGGAAACATATTACTGACACTCTTGATGATATTTACATAAAACCTAAAGCAACAAGGGCTGAAGATTCTAAAGTTCATGAAATCTGTAAACTATTGGTTGAAGGGCTTTTACCAAGCCCAATAGCAGATGAACTAAATGTCCCTGTTGATCTTGTCTATGACATTAAACGTAGACGTGGTTTTAAGCAAATAACTTCTTTATATAATTGGTAATTGTGTCCTCAACGACTATCCCGAAAGGGAGTACACTACAAGCTATTGGTAGTGGAAACGGTAGATTCCTTAACAAGTAATGTTGAAGGAAGTGATATAGTCTGAACTACATGGCGACATGTAGGAGTTCATAAGAGAACCGGGAGGGGCGTAGCGTCCTCTCTTGAACATATTGGAAGCTTTGCCGGGTGGTGTAGCGCTGTTTGCAGAGGCTTATCAACGTAAGCTCGCCTCTGAAGGTAGAGGTGGTGGTAAGGTTGGTGCAGAGGCTATCACAGAACTACGTGATGCAATGAAGAATAAGCAAGTGAAGGGCGATATTCTTCTCTATGCGGGCCAACAAGCAGGTCAAAGGGCTGCACCGGGATTAGCTGCTGCTATGACAGCTTCTCAAGCTGAACAATCTCGTTTCCAGAACGCATACAATGAACTTGCTCGTGTTGCCAGTGAGAATGGTGTTGAGAGTGGTTTTGCTCGCCTGTTCCGTGCTCTTAAAGATGGAGCTAAGGAATCCCTCCCGCTTGTTAAAGGATTGGCTGGTGCATTTGATGAAGTAACTAAGTATGCTGCTGTGGCACTTCTTACATTCCAAGACATTCAAAGATTCTTCCAAGGGCGTGACAGCCTGATTGGGGACACCCTCTTTCCTGACAAAGAATCTCAAGAAGCTGCATTTACTTTCATGGAAAGGTTTAAGGGTTTTTGGTCTGAAATTAAAACTCTGATTGGTAGTATTGTTGACGGTTGGAAAATGCTCTTCTCTGCAATCAACTGGGGTTCTTTATTGCAAGGGGCAGGCGCTTTCTTCTCTGTACTTCAAAACCTCTTTGGTGCCCTTAACGCCGCTATTTCCGGCAACTATGCGGAAGCTGCTGAGAGATTGAAGTCCGCTGCTGGAACTGCACTCACTCCTGTGACAACAGTGGTGAATGGTGCATCTAATCTTGCAGTTAGCACTCTTGAAGGTATCGACCCTCGTGTTCCTGTTGGAAGTCAACCACGTCCTGTACTTGGTCTAGGGAATACACAATCTGGTCTTGATTATAAGACAGAGCAACAAGCGCAGCTTCAAATGGCTGCGGCTGAGAACGCTAAGAATGGGTTCCCGAATGTAACTGGCGTAATGCCAATGAAGCCTTCTGAAACCACTGTAACTGTCAACGTATATGATGCTCACGATGTAGACAAGATTAGTGCAGTTATTCAACAGGTAATGGAAGACACTTTCAGAAGTGTAAACGTAGATAACCCCAACCAAGAATAAGAGGATTTAATATGACACTTGCTTTACGTTGGGGGGAGTCTGTTGGGACAGAAGAGGAATCGGGCTTCATCTACTTTGATGCTGTTACATCCTTTGTCGAAAACCACCGTGGACAAGTGACTAAACATCCTGTTGACGGTGGTGGTCTTATTTCTGACCACTTCATTAGAGAGAACACGAGTTACACTCTATCTGCTGTATTATCAGCAGTAGACGTATCAGATGGTATTCTGTTGCTTGTAGACGAAGAGGGAAACGTCCCTTATAACACAAACTCAATCTTACAAGCTCCAGTGATTCGTGGGGACAGTGGGCCGGGCCTTAGGAAGTTTATACCAAACAGTATAGGTCAGTTCCTCCCTGAAAATTCTGTTGAAGTTACAGTGCAGGATAAGAGAACTGACCACCTTCCTTATGTTCGTCAACTGCTCACTAATCTCATTAGCGGTAAACGCTACAACGAACAGACTCAACAGCTTGACTCTCATATACAGACAGTTGCTTTGTATGAATATGTAGGTTCTGTAATCTCCAAGATTACCATAAACCTTGTCCTGACTTCTATTAGTATTCGAGAGGATGTTTCTACAGGTGCTGGCCTATATTGCGACATGACTTTAGAGAAGGTTGATTTTGTATCTCTGAAGAAAGTAGCAATTCCCCAAGATGTTGTTAACTCTTTGAAAAGTGCCTCAGCTTCCAAAGCTAACAAGGGTAAACAGGATAGCACTGTAGGAACTGTTGGTGAAGAAGGGGATGAAGATGGACCCAATGATATCAGCCCACTCCGCGCTGCTGTAGACGATCTTTAGGGAGTAGGATAACATGGCACTTAAATATGTAAATGTACCACTCTTTGAAGATGCGTTCTATGGATACTCGATAACGCTTGAAGGTGACTCTTATAATCTAGAGTTTCTTTACAACGAAAGAATGGAGCTGTACACACTATCCTTGTTTGATGCAGCGGGGGTTCCGATTGTAAGGGGGCAGGCTGTTGTCCCTTCTTATCCGATGTTGGCAGACTACCCCATTGAAAACCTTACTGGTTTCTTTTGGCTGGAAGAGTTATCCAATATTAACAGAGAGTCCTATAAAGAATATCCGCAATATCTTAGCAAGTATTACAGGATGTTCTACATCTATGATGATGGTGTTTGAAATAGAAGGTGAATAAATGCAACTGCAACGTGCTCGTGAATATCAGCTTATTGTTGGTGATTGGAAAAATGGCGATGGGTTGCTGATCGAGAACTTGCAAGTAACCTTTGATATTAGCAAATCATCTAACAACAAAGATAGAACAAATTCTGCTGCTATTGAGATATACAACCTAAGTGATGAATCTCTGAAAGTGCTGGATACCGACTACCCTGTTGCTGTGTTTAGTGCAGGTTATAAAGAGATTGGTATTAAGCAGTTGTTTGCCGGTGAAGTAGCTCTCGTCACTACCCGTAAAAGCGGATCAGATCGTATCACACAGCTCAGGCTTGGTAGTGGGTACACTGAGTTGAATCACCAACTACTGAGTAAGCTTGTTTCCCCCGGTAAGAATGTAAAAGACGTTCTGGAAGAGATTCGCAAGGCCATCCCAAGCGTCTCCCGTGGTGTTTACAACGGTACAAACCTGAACAACGAATTGTTGTACGGCTATCCCCTCACTGGTACACCAAAGCAAATGCTTGATGAGCTTTCAGCCAAGTATCTGATTGATTGGCAGATAAATGATGATGTGCTTTATGTACATGATAAGACAAGAGCCAACAACGAGGACTTCGCCAATGCTTATGTTATCTCTAAGTACACGGGCTTGATTGAAAATGCTTATCGTGTAACAGACGATGTAAAGAAGTCCACAAAAGACAAGACAAAGAAACAGGCTGTGCAGTTTAAGATGCTCCTTAATCCCGACATTGTAGCAGGCAGTATCATAAAGCTGGA